AAGAGTTTTCGGATGAGGCGGCGCGCGGTGCCCGCTCCTTCTCCAAAATGGCGAAGGACAGCAAGAAAGTGGCCGATTCGGTATTCGGCATCGGCAAGCACCTGTTGAAGTTGGGTGCTATCGCAGGCGGCATTGCGGGGCTTGGTGGGCTGTTGAGTGGCCTCGGGCTACGCGAACTTGCGTCGTCTGCCGTCGAAACACAAGGCAATGCCCGCGCCTTGGGGATTAATCCCGGCCAGTACACAGCATTCAACCAGGACTTCGGTCGGTATATCGACCCATCTGTTCTGGGTTCGGTGGCGAACGCACAGAACAGCTTCAACGGGCGTACATGGCTCGCTCGAGCGCTCGGCATCAATCAGGCGGAAGCGGGTTCACAAGGCCCGGACCAACTCGCCGCTCAACTCGCACTGAAGGCGCATGACTGGTGGGTGAACACGCCTGAGTCAATGCGCACGGCGGAGAACCTTCAAACGACTGGCCTCCCGCAATCGGGCTTCTCGCTTGAAATGGTCCGTCAACAAGGCAATACGCCGCGGGCCGAACTGGAGCGCGCTTATTCTCAGTATCAGCAGGACCAGAAGCGCTTCAACGTCAACGACAAGGATACGGATGCCTGGTACGGCTTCCTCCGCCAGATCAAGGACGCAGGCAATACGATCGAGACGTCGCTCAAGAACAAGCTGGTCGCGCTCGCGCCAGACCTGCAGAAGTTTGTCGATGTTATCGGGAAGGATGCTGAAAAGCTGATTACTGAGGTGTTCACGCCAAAGAATCTTCAGTCATTGGCGGATGGAATTGGCGCGGTTTCCGGATATCTCGGATCGGAGAAGTTCCGGCAGGATATGAAGGATTTCGCTGATCTCGTTGGAGACGTTGTTGGCGCGTTGCGCAAGATTCACAACTTCTTCAATCCCGCACCGGCCACGAAACAATCGGCCGAGCAGCAGGTTCCCAATGTGCCGGTTGGGCTCGATCCTGACGAAGTTCGCCGGGAGACTCGCGGGAATGTTCAGAATTTCGGTGGCATCTCCACTGCCGATAAGGCGCTTGGATACACTCGGCACTTCCTGAACATGCCGCCGAATCCCGGTGCATATCTCGCGGATCTCGAGCAGAAAAACGGCTTACCAACGGGTGCCCTGTCCGCCCAATGGCAGAAAGAGTCTACGCGCGGGAAAAACCTCGTGGGTCCGGTGTTGCGAAACGGGGATCAGGCAATTGGTGACTTCCAGTTCACCGCTGGCACATGGAAGGAATGGGGCAAAGGCGGTGATCGGTTCAGTTTCAAGGACGAGGCCAACGCCGCCGCCAACTACATGGCGTTCCTGAAGAAGAAATATAAAGGCGATGTCAGCGCCGCCCTTGCTGCTTACAACTGGGGCCCGGGCAACGTCGACAAAGCCATGTCCAAGCCGGGCAACTGGCAGGACCGCCTGCCGCGCGAGACCAGGGACTATCTGAACAAGATCGTCGGCGCCATCGCCAAGCAGCAACCCGCCAAGGTTCAAGTCACCGTAACCAATAACACCGCCGCCCGCGTGGCGGTACAAGCCAACGCCGCTGCTGCCCAATGAGCCTTTCCACAACCGTTTCGTCAGGCGTGAGGAGCGTCTACGATCTTTCCTTTCAGGTCAGCCCCATTATCCTGAACGGCGGGATCGTAGCGAATACGCTCGGCGGAATGATGCCGATCATCGGGCTGACCGGCCAGTTGGCGGCACTCGCTGGCGGCGTGATTTCTGGCGCAATAAACGGCCAGGCTCCGAGCCTCGACGACTTCTACGCGCGGTTTGTTCCGGTGCCGGGCGGCACGGTAATTTCGAACGCTATTGCCACGTTCCCCTTCGCCAATCAGTCGGTGGCAGCCAATGCAATCATTGAGCAGCCGCTGGCCGTTTCGCTGCTGATGATTGCACCCGTGAAAGATGCGGGCGGCTATCTGTCGAAACTGGCTATTTTCACCGCGTTGCGCACGTCGCTTCGATCTCACAATGCGGCCGGCGGAACGTATCACATAGCTACGCCCTCCTTCATCTACACGAACTGCATCATGACCGGCATGCAGGACGTGACCAGCGGTGAAGGCGGCCGTCAGCAGCAGATCATGTGGCAACTTGATTTTATCAAGCCCCTGATTACCGAGAACGACGCTTTGTCTGCGCAAAACTCACTGATCAGCAAGGTAACAGGCGGCCAGCAGATCATTCCTTCCGGTGCGGCCGGGACCTCAATCTGGTCCAGTGCGGCGACCGCAGTTGGATCGGCGGCACAGGGCGCAGTTCAAGGCGTGAACAACATCGCTGGCGCGGTCAGCAACTTCCTGACGCAATAACATGGCGACGCTGATCCCGCTTAACCTGAATAGCACAATCTCGCCGCCCTTCTCCGCGATTTTCACGCTTGATGGCGTGGCGTATAGCGGTGCCGTGCTGTGGAGCATCGTGGCGCAGCGGTACTACTTCCAGTTGACCGACCAGACCGGCGATGTCATCTGGTATGGAGCGCTGATCGGCTCCCCGCTAAACGCCGACATTCCATTGGCGCCAGGTATTTTCACGACGTCCGTCGTCCTGTTTCGTGAGGACACAGGCAATTTCGAAGTAACGCCGTGACACGCTACTATGACATCACGCTAACACCGCCTGGCGCGTCGAAACCTGCTCGCCAATGGACGTCGCATCCCAATGGTGCGTTCAATCCTGCGGCGCAGGATATCGAGTTCGACTTCCAGATCGCGGACTATGCGGCACTGACGAACATCTACGTGCTGACCGTGCATGGCGTCCCCTTGGCGGATCTCGCGCAAGCGAATCAGTTCGCCGGCATGCAGGTGTCGATCAAGGGTGGCATGCAAACCGGGCTGCCTTTGGCCAACCCGAAGCAGGCCGGAACGCTAGCTGTGGCAAGTGTGTTCCAGGCGTACGGGAATTGGGAAGGAATAGATCAACGGCTCGACCTGGTCATTGCCCCCTCTCCGTACACCATCGGTGCGCCCGGGAATATCGTTCTGAACTGGAAGGCTGGGCAACCGCTCTCGCAAGCGCTGCAGAACACGCTGTCGGTTGCTTATCCGAATGTGCCGATCTCGATCACCATCAGCGACAAGATAGTCCAGAGCCATGACGAACCTCATATGAGTTCGACGCTCGAGGATTTAGCTCAACTAGTCATGGGTATCACCAAGGGGCAATTCCTTGGGGAGAACTACGGCGGCGTGCGCATCACCATTCAGAACGGCCGGCTGTTTGTGTGGGATGACACCTACACGCCGCCGGTCGTGCAGATTGCATTCAACGATTTCATCGGCCAGCCCACATGGATTGCCGATAACGTGATGATCTGCAAGTTCGTCATGCGTGGCGACCTTCAGGTTGGCTCGATCATCAACATGCCGCAGGGGCTTCAGAATCTCCCGGGCATCGTCGGCACGACCCAGCAATCGAACCCCAGCAGCCACAAGTACCAGACGTCTTTTCAAGGCGGATTCCAGATCAGCGAGATTCGCCACATCGGCTCTTATCGCTCGCCCGATGGCGGCAGTTGGTGCACCGTCGTCAAATGCCTGCCGCTTAACCCATCATGAGCGACGATTTTTCAAAACTCTGGTTTCAGCAGAACGTCAACAAGACGGCTGTTACCAAGGCGCAGCAGGCTATCGGATCACTCGGCCGCGCGTTGCCATGCCGCGTCACAGCGGTCAACGGGGCAATCGTCACGGTGGAATTCCAGTTGACGAGCGCGCCGTGGACGCTTCCGCCGATCACGATCCCGAAAGCAGAAAGCCCGTGGATCAGGATGCCGACGCAGGTTGGCGATACGGGCGTCACCATGCCCGCTGACGCGTATCTAGGTGGTGTTTCGGGTATTGGCGGTGGTACAGCCGATTTGCGTCGCCGCGGGAATCTATCCGCGCTGGTGTTCGTCCCCGTTAGCAATTCTGGATCCAGTCCGATTGACCCGAACGCAGCGCAGATACAAGGCCCTAACGGTGCGATCATCCGCACGACCGAGGGGCCAACGTCATCGATCGTTACCGATCAAAGCGGCACAACGATCACTGCCGGCACAACCACGCTCGTCGTCAACGCTTCGGGGATCACGCTGACTGTCGGTGGACAGACGTTCACATGGGGCGGCTCGCAAGCCATCTCTACGTTGCCGATTCAGGCGCCGGACGTCATTCTGCCGAACGGAGCGGTCAACCCGCACTTCCACAGCGATCCGCAAGGCGGCAATACGGGGCCGATGACCGGCTAGTTCAGCGGCGCAAATGTCTTGGCTGGGTGCATGCACAGATTCATCACGGTCGTCAGCATCCTCCCATATGGCACCTCCGCTGCCTCGCGATCAAAGTAGACCGTGTTGATGATGTCTTTCACGACGTCAACAGGAAAGGCCAGTTTCATCGGTGGAACCTGCATGCGCTCCAGGGTTTCCTGCGGAGACAAACCCATGTCCCGGAACATGGCTGCGTTGCTGAAGGTAGACGCCTCTTTCGTGCAATATGCGCTGTCGCCTTGTGCCATAGAGGCGAGAGGAACCAGCATCAAAAGCCCCGCTACAAATCGAATCACTTCTTTGCCTCTTTCTTGATGACTGCCGTTACCCCGAATTCGTCGGGATCGAATCGCGGGCAGACATCGCATAACTTGTCGACGCCCTCCGCCTGAATCTGGTCTTTCGTGTTGGCTGGGTGGTCTTTCTGCGCCCTGAACCACTTCAGCATGTGCGCGCATGGGAAAACGTAGGTTCCGTTGGCGGCGTCGGGTTCGAAGTGCCGGAAATATGGCGCGATGTGATCGAACCGCCGATACGGCGATAGTGGCTCGTACGGATTGTCGATCAGTCTGAAACAGTGAGCCCGGTAGTCGCGAGCCGCGCATGAATCGGCAAAGCACTGCAGCACCGATTCCAGGGCGAATGCCTGCTGCATCTCGCCAATGACCATGCGCCCTTGCGCATAGAAGTGCGTTCCCTTCCAGCCGCGCACGTAGTGAATCAGGTCCATAGCCTGTGTGGCGCCATCAAGCGTAGCGACGAATCCGGCAACGTAAATCTTCAATGTATCGAGGTCGCGCTCCGCGAAAAGCGTTGCCTTGCTCGCAACATCAAACGCCCACGGAAACGCTTCCGACCGGCTTTTTAAAAACAGCACGATCACCAGGTACTCGCGCGATAACTCTGCGAGGTTCTGATGTGTGAAAAAGCTCGATGGTTTTGAGTCGGGCATGGCTATTTCAACAGGTTGCGCAAATGAGAGTCTGGGGCCGCGTTACCAACGAGGATGGCTCGAAAACATGGGTAATGGTTTCAACAGACGCCAACGGGTACAACGATAACTGCTATCTGACCGCCCTGTGTCAGGCGATCAAGCTGAATCTCAATGAATCGCCGTTCTATGCGAACGTCGGGATTCCGCAGCAGCAGACCATCATGACTCAGGTGTTTCCGGACTTCTACGTTCAAAACATCCAGCAGCAGTATGCGCAGTATTTCGCCTCGCTAACCATCATCCGGGTCGCCGGCTCATTCCCTCCGCAATACAACGTATCCGTCGTGTGCCACAGCGGCGCCGTCCTTAATACAACAGTCGCCACATGAGCACGATTCCACTCGTAATGGGGCCTGCTGGCCCGATGCCGACCGCTCCGGATACGCTGCGCGAAGCACTGATCAATGGCGTTGCCGCACTCGTACCGGATTACACGGCCAATCTACCGGCCCTGCTGATCGAGGACATTTCGTCGACCGACGTCGGCGCAATGATTACGATGGATCAGGCAAGGGTCGATGCAGTCAATAGCGTGACCCCGTATGGAGCGAACGCTTTCATTCTCGCCCAGCAGGGCATCATGCTGGGGATCCCGCAGGGTACGCCGAATAATACCAATGTTCTGGTGGTATTCACCGACGTCAGTGCCGAAGGGTATGTGATTCCGGCCGGCTTTGTTGTGGGCGACGGCACGAACCAGTATGTAGTACAGGACGGCGGCGTTATCGGCTCAGGCGGATCAACGAATCCCCTTCTGGCTGTCGCCACGCAAAGCGGCACGTTCGCTGTTCCGGCCAACACGGTCACGCAGATCATTACGTCGCTGCCGAGCCCATATGACACGACGATGACGGTAACGAACCCGCAGGCAGGTGCGCCAGCCACGTCCGCGGAAAGCGTCCAAAGCTATCGCTCACGCATCATCCAGGCCAATCAGGTGGCAGCTCAGGGAACGCCCGCATTCATCCAGACGTTGCTTGAGAAAGTGCCGGGCGTCACGCCGCGGCTTGTCTCGATCCTGCAAGTGCCGATTGGCTGGGAAATCATCTGTGGTGGTGGTGACCCGATTCAGGTGGCCGGCGCAATCTATGCCGGCACGTTGGACCTGTCGACCATCACGGGATCGGCCACGCCGTCCCGCAACGTCAACGTGACGATCATTGATCCGCCTAACCAGTACAACATCGTCTACGTAAACCCGCCGCAGCAAACCGTAACGGTGGCGGCGATCTGGAATACGACGCTCGCCAACTTCACTGCGGGCGGCCAGGTGAATCAACTCGCGGCACCTGCGATCCAGAGTTACATCAACAGCATTATCGTGGGACAGCCGATCAACCTGCTCGAGATGCAGAACGCGTTTCAGGCAGCGGTAGCGAGCGTGTTGCCGACTCCAAACCTGACTACCCTGACTTTCACGGTCACTATCAACGGCAGTGTTGTCACGCCAGAGGCGGGAACGAGCGTTATTCTCAGCGACCCGGAATCGTATTTCCAGGTCTCCGCATCCGGCGTCACCGTCACGCAGGGGTAGCGCATGCAAATCGAATCATTTGCAACGCAAC